CCAAAGGGGACTGTTGGATGATATTCAATATGAAAAGCAAATAACCGAACGCGAAATGATAGATTTTTGCGAGGAGCATGGTATAGATATTTCCATGAATGAGGACATAAAAGACGCGTTCGCCCGAATGTTTAATATGCTCAAGGCTACTGCGCAGAAAGGCATTGATTTGTTATTCAAGTTGATAAGTATAGATATAGATGTTAAGTTTACTCATACGGGGATAGATTTCTTTTAATGGACATTCAAGTTAAATTAAATGATGGCAGAACCATGGTTGTGGACGCTCTTGAGGAATTCAAGCGCTGCAAAAATGACCCCATGTATTTCATAGACAATTATTGCTATATCATAGATCCTATCAAGGGCGAGCTTCCGTTCAAGCTGTTTGATTATCAAAAGAGAACCGTCAGGGATTTTCAGAACTATCAGTTCAATATAGTCAAGAAACCTAGGCAAATGGGTCTTTCCTGGATAACAGCCTGTTATGGTTTATGGCTCATAAATTTTCATAACGACAAGACCGTTCTTATCATCTCTATTAGAGATCATGAAGCCATGGAATTCAAAGACAAGGCTCGTTATACGTATGACAGGATGCCGGATTTCTTGAGAGTAGAATCGGACGATCGCACAAAACACGGTCTTAATTTAGACAACGGTTCATCGTTTCTGTCGGTTCCTCAAACAAGGACCGCAGGTCGTTCAAAAGCGCTATCTCTCTTGATATTAGACGAAGTAGCGTTTCAAGAATACGCAGAGGACATATGGGCCTCAGCGTGGCCTACTTTGTCCACAGGCGGTAATGCCATATTAATATCTACCACCAATGGCATGGGTAACCTGTATCACAGAGTATTTGAAGAAGCCGTCGAAGACGCTAATGATTTTAATCCTATATCTATTAAATGGAGCGAATTTCCTGGCCGCGACGATGTCTGGTTGCTCAAGCAAAAGCGCCAACTAGGCGATAGAAGATTTAGATCTGAAATTTTGTGTGAGTTTCTTGGCTCTGGCAATACTGTTATATCTGGAGATGCCTTGACCAAACTCAAAGATAACCAATTGGATCCACTCTATAAGTATAAGATGCCAATGGATAGCGCTATAATAAAAATCTTATTTGAAGAAATGCCAGGTCAGATACCTGGCTTGTGGGCGTGGGAAGCCCCTAGGGTAGGGGAGCAATATATACTGGTGGCCGATGTAGCGACTGGTAACGAAAAGGATGCGTCCGCGTTTCAGGTGGTAAAAATATCAGATAACTCGCAGGTGTGTGAATATAAAAACAAAGCTGTTGCGAGCCATGATTACGCTAAGATAATTAAGGTGATAGCAAGTTACTATAATGAAGCCTATGTTGTTATAGAATCGAACAGCTGGGGCCTGGCGACATTCGAAAAAGTTTACAGGGACGAAAATGACCCTTACAATAATATATATCTCACAAAACACGGTAAGGCTAGTTGGGAAACCACAGGTAAAACAAGACCGCAAATAATTGATAGTTTAATCAACAGCATAGAAGGAGAACAATATAAGATAGTATCACCTAGGTTAATAGCTGAGCTAGAGACTTTCGTGTGGCACGGAAACAAACCAGAGGCCATCAAAGACTACAATGATGATTTGGTTATTTCGTTTGCCATACTTACTTTTATAAGACCGATGTTAAGTTCATTTGTGCCAATGGGTTTAACAAGCAGTAAAGATGTTAAGGCTTTCAGATATGATGACGAAGCGTTAATACAAATAGCGAAAGAAGACGCATATAGGCCTCCGACAGTGTTCTCGGAAGATGACGATGATGATATGTACGATGAAAGTGGAAACATGACACAAAAAGCCATCTATAAATGGCTCAGCAGGTAGTCTGCAACAAAGATAATTGGGAATAATTCCCATAGGAGCAATCAAATGGAAGGTAAGGATATCTTCACAGAATCGTTATCACTTTTCAACGATATGGAAAACATGACGAAAAAAAAGCCGGGAGAAATTGAATTACAGTCAATCAACGAAGCAGAGAAAGAAGAGGGAATAACTCGCAAGATCAAATATGATATGCCGAGCGGTGCTCGAAGAATGAAGTTCACATATGCGGGTAACATTTTCTATGTGAATATGCCGACAATTCTCTCTAACAAAGATGAGATTTACAGCTTTGTAAGTTCTATTTTACAAAAAGTAAATCCGGCTATATATCCTGCCAGATTTGTCAATATGTATGAAAAAACAAAAGAGGAACCAAAGCCAGACGAAAGTTTACCTGGAAAGGAAGAGAAACCAAAAGAGGAAGAGTAAAATGAATTTAAAAGAACTTTTAGACGTTAATCTTCCATCTGACAAAATCTTGAGCAGGAAGCCCGGCTCTCCTAATGCTATAATAAATAAGAATCGAAATGGTCGAGGAAGCAACGTGAGGAAGCTTCGTGGCCGCAGCATCAACGCTGCTGAACCGCCAGAAGTAGGTTCTGAAATTATGGTGAGACAAGGAGACGGATCAGAAAAACAATATAAAATCATTAGAATAATCAACGACGATGAAATAGGCGCGCCCGTCAAGGCTCTAGTGGCCTTGCCGGGAGGCGGAGATAAAAGAGTAGTAAGATTGAATATAGCCAAGTAATTGGAGGGCATACGATGAAGTGGAAGGATTTCTACAAGGGTCTGATGAAAGAGATCAAAGACATCGATATTGAGTTCGACGCAATGAAGGAAAATGTTACTGTCGGTAAGGCAGATTCATACCCAGATAAATCCAAGAGCCAGTACCCAGGCAAGTCGGTTAGTTCAACAACCGCTAATACTTCTGTGAACGACCCGGAGGTTACCAGCGTTGCCAAGTCTAAGTTTGTCAAGCCTGGCTACAAGGAAACTGAGGGTGAGCCAGAGAAAAATCCGCCAAAGCATAGTGCGAAAACGGTTGACCCTGATGAGGACACGGCCAAGACGACGTTCGCAAAAGGCGATCAAAAACTAAAAGCGAAGGCTCTGTTTCCTGGCATAACAGCCAGTGGTGGAAAGACGATCGAAACCACAAAAACATCAGCCAAAAAGTAATCATTACTTAGAATCTCGAGGACAAATATGAAAACATTGAAAGAAATTATAAAAGCAAAGGGCCTCGAAGAAAAGACTGTCCTAGAACAGATGCTAGAAGAGGCGGATGATCAGGAAAAAGAGTTCAAGAAGCGACTTAAAAAAGCCTGCCAAGCGGCAGACGTAGATTATAAATCAATATCAATTGAAGAGAAAAACGATACAATTGTTATTGGTATCCCACTAAAACAGCTTTTTGGTCCACAAACTCGTGCTTTTTGCGCTGATCGCTGGAACGTCTTTTTCAACAAGGCAGGGATAGAAGTAGATTTCTCGGATAATGTGGAGAAGGCCGTTTCTGGAATCAATATTATTGTGCCTTTGGTATTTAGGCGCGATAATTTTAGTGAAATAGAGTAAATATATCATTTCAAAAGGCAATAGTGTATAATGGCCAGTAAGCGGAGTCGACAGTACCAAGAATTCTTCAATAGACTCAAAATTGCCGCAAAAGACCTTGATTCGAGCAGAGCCATAGAGCTACTCAAGGGCGACGGCGGCTTCGATCTCAACACGTGGCATTGGATGACAAGCTACGTTACCGTCACCAACGACAGACGCGAGAGGTACCAAGATTTTGAGAATATGATACAGGTGCCAGAACTCAATCTGGGCTTGGTGAGTTACGCCGATGACGGCACGCAGCTAAACGAAAACAATAAAGTTATAGAGATAACCTCTAACAACGAAGATATCGTCAAAACACTAGAGGAAACGTTCTTTGACAATTTAGATATGAACGCGGATTTGTGGAGGATCTTTTTTGGCACATGTCAATATGGCGATAATTTTTATGAGCTCATAGTCGACGATAAGAAAAAGAACATCATGGCTTTGAAGTATTTGCCGCCTATGAATGTTGAAAGAATCGAAGTCGACGGTAATCTAATGAAGTTTACTGTAGAGAAGCAGGTTACTCAACAAGGCCAAGAAAAAACAATCTATGCTCATCCGGGCAATCAACAGAAAATTCCATTAGAACCGTGGGAAGTTGTACACTTCAAAATCGAAGATAACAACTATGCCCCATATGGACGTTCGACATTCGAAGCCGGGCGAAGAACATATAAACAGTTATCCCTCATGGAAGATTCCATGTTGGTTTACCGGCTTGAGCGAGCCCCAGAAAAGAGAGTTTTTTATGTCGACATTGGTAACCTATCAACTCCAGAAGGCGAAAAATTCATTGAGCGAATTAAAGCCAAGTTTAGAAAGAAGAAATATATAGACCCTGAAACGGGCAAAATTAATGAAAAAATGACACCTCTATCCATGTTAGAGGACTTTTGGATTCCAGTAAGAACCGGAGCACAAGGCACACAGGGGACGAAGATAGACATCCTCCAAGGGGGAAGGCAGCTCAATGAGATAGATGATACAAAATATTTTAGAGATAAAATTTTAAAGACGATGCACATTCCACCGCAGTATCTTCAGGAGGGCGGTGGAATGGAGTCGCGCAACTCTCTGAGTCAGATGGATATTAAGTTCGCCAGAACGGTCGAGCGTATACAAAGATACATCATCAAGGGCTTAGAGAAAATAGCCATTGTATCCTTGACGTTAAAAGGTTACACTGGTGACGATCTTAGAAATTTCGAGCTTGAGTTAACTCCTCCATCTAGTATAGCAGAGTTGCTTGAGTTGGAAGTTATGACACAAAGGATTCAATTAGTTAGCTCTATGCTGACTCTTGAAAATTTTATGCCAAGAAAGTGGATTTACCGAAACATTATGAAGTTCTCCGACAAAGAGATCGCAGACATAGAAACAGGACTTCAACTCGAGTTGGCATCTCCTCTCAACAAAATGTCTCAAGGCGGCGAAGGTGGAGGATTTGGAGCCGCACCACCGCTCGGTGGTGTTGGAGAAGTGCCAGGAGCAGCAGGACCTGAGGCTGGCGGTATGGGTATGCCACTGCCGGGTGCAGAAGCTGGTGGCGAAGTGCTTCCACCTGAAGCCGGTGCAGAAGCCGGTGTAGAAGCTGGTGTTCCACCACCGGAAGCAGAGATGCCGGCTCCGGAAGCTCCGCTTGGTATGGAAGTTGCCGGTAAAATTATTGATATTGATAGAAAACAGTTCTTGTTTGAGAACCAAGCAGGCATCGCCAAACTGTTGGAATACGTTAAGCATCGATCAAATATGAACAAAGATAATGATAAGCAAACTATTTCTGAAGATAAAGATACGCCTACGCTATCAAATAGTTATCGCAAACAATTCATCAGAGGTGAATTCAGAGGACTCAATGAAAGCACAAAGAAATAAGTTTGTAGGAGGAATGAGTCTATGCAATTAACATATAATCAGTTCAGAAGGGTTGTGAACAAGAGCAGTGAGAAACTGTTCGAAAAGTTCGCAGGTATTTTTGCTGAATCTGAAAACGCAGCCTTGATGGCACTCTATGATGATAAAATGATTCTTCTTGATGAAGAAACTGATCAGCCTTACATCTGTGAGTATGATTATACAGATGGTATCCTAAGCTTCGGTAAGCTCGAAGCTGTGGCGCTCGTTGAAAACGATGAGACAGTTCTCGCCGACAAAGTCGGGGATCTTTTTGATATTGAGAACGACCCTCCAGTTTCAATGGACGAAATGGTAGAAGGCTTTAGACTCAGATTCTACGACAACGCAAGAAGAGAAATCACAGAGGCTAAAGACAAGAAGTTGCGCAAGATTTATGAAAATCCTTCGATCGGAATGAAACACAACCTGAGAGAACTCAGAGATCGCAACTATGCAGATGTTCAGGAGCTTATGAGTAAGCCTTTTATGAAAAAAGTTACAGCCAAACTTCAACTAGAAGCCGCAGAGGCGCCTTCTCAGTTTATCGGCAAGGTTGACTGGAACCCAAAGAAAGGCTACAAGGTAGACACCAATGTCTATCAATATATTTCTCCTGACATAAGCAATCTCGAAGACAAAGAAATCAAGAAAAAGATGCAAGCTCTTGCAGGCAAGCTTTACAAGCTCTGGAAGACCGATGCTTTTAGAGACAAGTTCATGAACTTCAAGCTCGATCTCAAAAAGGCAGAGGATATGGACAGTGCTATCGAAGCTGCCGAGAATTTCTTCGAGGAGAACAAAGAGCTCTTTTTACTTGACCCTTCCAGGTTCGAAGAAGTGATGATCAAGACAGCTCTCATGACAGAAGCCAAAGACGCCAACGTTATGGTAGAAGTTGTGAAGGCTTTCATGCAGCAGGAAGATGTCAAGACGATCAGGGAAGAGTATTACGATTCTCTTGGTGTAAGCCCAGAAGAAATCGCTCAAATAATCTTCGAGCAAGATGATGAAGAAGCTGTCGAGCTCCCACCAGAAGCAGTTAAAGACCCAGACATTCCTGAGAAAGAACCAGAGGAAAAGAAGTCCAAGGCTGCTGACGATTTGGAAAACGAAGAGCTTAAGGAAATCATCGCCACGCTAAAGAAGATTAAGAAGCAAATTGATGCTGATTCAGAAGAGGCCGAGTTCCTAGGCGCTATAGTAGCCGATCTTGAAAACGCCAAGGCCAAGGGTATTGACGATACCAGAATGAAAGAAATCGTCGATTGGTTGGCCGGAGCAAAAGAGCCTAAAGAAGAAGAGGCTGAATAATCCAGGGGGATAACAGTATGGCAGACAAGAAAATGATTACTGAAGACATGCCTGTTATCCAAGATGTAATGGATTTCGAATACGAGCTCACCGAAGATAAGGATGAGCAAGATCAAAAGGCATACAGGCTCAAAGGTGTCTTTCAGCAATCTGATGTAAAGAATGGAAATGGACGTGTTTATCCAAGAATCGTTCTGGAAAGAGAAGTTACAAGACTCCAGGAAGGTCTTGATCAAAAAAGGATTCTTGGTGAACTAGATCATCCAGCAGACGCTAAGATCCACCTTGAGAAAGTCTCTCACTTAGTGACGAGACTTGACATGAAAACAAACGGTGAAGTATACGGTGAAGCGACCGTTCTTGAAACTCCTGCAGGCAAAGTGCTTCAGGAGCTCCTTAAGTCTGGCGTGAAGCTGGGTATTTCATCTAGAGGGTTTGGCACCGTTAAGAAAAACAACGGTGTCGATGAAGTAGCGGAAGATTACAAAATGGTGACCTTTGATATAGTATCCGATCCATCAATAGCTGGCGCTTTTCCGCATGCTGTTTATGAGAACAACGAAGAGGCGGTCGAAACCGTAGAAGAGGACAAAGTGTCCTTGTCGTTAGTTCTCGAGGATGTCTTAGATGACATGCAAGAAGATGTTAAAGTTGAACTAAATCAGGAATATATTGGTGTAGCCGATGGTGTGAGATTTTATCTCGTCGAAGGCGGCTACGATTCTTATGGCACTTTTCTGAAGAACGTAAGTCATCATTGGCATCTAGAAGTTAAAGATGGACAGGATAAGATCAAAGTCGGCATTAATGAAGCCAAGCTCAACAAGATTGGCGAAGAGTACGGTAATAAAATAGTACAAGAAATCTTAAACAAAATCGGGTATAAAGGCTATAATCCGGAAACGTTATCGAAAGATGAAACCAGATTTGCAGCTGACGATCTCAAGGTTAAGGAGGTATAATTCATGGCACTAGAGAATATCGATCTTACCCCCGAAGAGACTGAAGAATTGAAAGAGCAGCTCGAAGCCTGGAAGCAGGGCGTTATAGATAAAGTCGAGGAAGAATTGACAGCTAAGTATGAGGAAATGGAAAGTGTCCTCAAGGAAGAATATACAGGACTAGTAAACGATCTTCGTGACAAAATGAAGAGAGTTTACACAAAGAGATTTGTTGTAGCTCTTAAAGAAATGTATGATCAGATTAAAGCTGAAGTTCTTGCCGAAAGTTTCGACTCCCCTGAACTTAGGGTCCTTGAGCAAGTAAAGACCTTAGTTTACCCACTCATCAACGGTTCAGAAGCAGAACGTTATGCATCTGAGTTCTCAAAGATGGCCGAGATGAATGAGGAACTCCAGGAAGAACTAGAGCTTACAAAGGGTCAGAAGAAACTCATGGAGCTCACAGAAGAGCTTTCTGACGAAGTCAAAGAGGTTGTTGCAAAATTAATCGGCGATGGAACTGAAGAAGAAATCGTTGAAAGGTACGCAGCAATCAAAACCGCTCTAAAGAAGGGCGAGGAAGAAGAGCCTGAAGAAGAGCCTGAAGAAGAGGAAGAGCCAAAGTCCAAAAAGAAGGGCAAGAAAAAGAAAGACGATGACGAAGAAGAAGACGAAGAAGATCTAGAGGTAGAAGGTAAAGAAGGCCCTGAGGACGAAGAAGAAGAGAATCTCGAAGAGGAACCGGAAGATGTGAAACTCGAGTCTAAAACTGGTGAAGTCGAGCCTCTAGGACAAGAGGACGAAGCGAAGAGAGAATTCACCGAGACTCTCAACGAAATGCTCGAACTCGCAGGCGTAAAAAAGTAAATATATTATTCAATTTTTAAAGAAGCGAAATTTTTAAGGAGGGTATATACCCATGGTAGATAAGAGACGTTTACTTAGGGAAGAGGAAGGACGTCTTCTAGGCAAGTGGGAACCTTTTCTTGAAGGTATCGAAGATAACTATGTCAAAATAAATACCGCAATGCTACTTGAGAATGAGGCCGAGTACCTCACTGAAGCAGCTGATAACACCGCGGCAGCTGACGTAGTCGGTATCCAAAAGATCATGCTTCCAATCGTAAGGCGTGTTTTCCCTAACCTTATTGCAAACAATATCGTTTCAGTGCAGCCAATGGCTGGACCTGCCGCAGTAATCTTTTATCTGAAATATGTCTTTGGCACAACCAAGGGCAACGTGACACAGGGTGCTGAGTATTCTGCGTTTTCCGCAGCCGCACCGATGAGCCACCCAGATGAAGGTTGGCAGGGATATTCTCCTTACTACTCCAAACAAGTTATAGGACCGTTTGTTTCTAGCACCACCGGCGCAACCGTTGTTTACAACTTGGTCACGTTATCAAATGGTTTTACCAATACTGGCCATAAGTTCGCTGCATGTATCACTGCAACAGGAGCTATTACAGGTACTATTATTCGTGAAGTTGCTACAGACCTTGATACTAGCACACCTGGAGGCGAAATTCCTTATAGCTTCACAGGTACTGCTGGCACAAGCGCTGGCGTTGTTTATGATGTTTATGGCAACGTGTCTACCGATTTCACAGTAACAGGCCTTGACGTTGGTACAGCTGTCACAATAACAAACGCTCTCAATAATGATGACTTTACTGTCGAGATCAACTATGAGATCGACATGGAGTTCAGTACAGAGATTCCTGAAATGAAGATCACTATCTCCCAGATTCCAGTCGTTGCAAAGACCAGAAAGCTAAAGGCCCACTGGTCCAACGAAGCTGAACAAGATCTGAAGGCTTATCACAACTTGAATGCTGAAGCCGAACTTACTTCTCTCGTATCTAATGAAATGATTGCTGAGATTGACCGCGAGATCGTGAGAAAGTGCATGTGGAGTTCAGCAACAAGAGATAAGTTTAATTGGAGATGGGATTCCAATAATAATACAGTAGGTAACTACCTTGACAGACACCTTGCTCTGACAAACAAGATTATCGAAGTTTCAAACGAGATCTACAGAAAGAGTAAGATTGGTCCTGCCAACTGGATCGTTACATCTACAAAGATTGCTTCCCAGCTCGAAGTCCTTCGTGGCTTCATTCCTAACCCAGTTACAGCTACAGGCGGTCTCGGTATCGTCAAGGCTGGTAACTATGCTGGTAAGTTTGACGTGTACAAAGATCCACTATTTCCAGAAGAGAAGATTCTATTGGGTCACAAGAGCCCAATGTCTCCATTTGGCGCTGGTGTAGTTTACTCACCTTACGTC